CTCCCTGAGTTTATCCAGCTTTACCAGGAACCGCTCGGAGACCTTGGTGACACCGCAACACGGACAAGCGAACTCCCAATCCGAGAAATATTTTGATATGTTGGACGGCACCTAATGGACCTCTTGCCTTTTCTGAACATACATCTGAATTGGCTGAATCACTGATGTTGTCACCGCCGCGAGGAGCATCATATGGGAGTACTCGCCCGCCGCCAGTGCACTAGGGATCCAGATTACATTGCTGAGACAGTTGGAAACGATCGTGTGTACCATCATCTCCTTCACCCTCTTGCGTCCTACCGCGTCTACCTGTCCGCGCTTTTTTTTCGCTACGATTTTTAGCTTTTCTGTGTCGTATCGGAGTTGCCGGTTTCGCTGACCGCTTTCGTTGAGCGATCCGCGCACACGCGACATCTCCTCCTCAAGATCGATCACCCTCGCCACGAGAGCCGTGCGGCTCATCTGTTCGGGTCTGAGATTGCTGGGGCTGTTCATTCATTGTTCGATTCGCTCTTTAGCTCCAGCCCTTTTTTTTGTTGGGCTTTCCACGCGCTCTTTCGTTCGTAGACCCACTCACCGTCGTCGTCACCAAGAACCAACCGTAATGCCTCAAGCTCATTAACTCGCCGTATGCGGCCATCCTCGATGTTACGCACACACTTCACTGACGCCTCGCCACACCACGCATCTTCTCAAATGTACGAAGACCAGACATACCCAGCATAGCCGTCACCAACTCCATCAGATACGAGGTGTCTATGGTAGGCAACTCCGTGCCGTCACCCCACGCAATCATAGCCCACTGGGCGACAGGCTGAGCCACCATAGACCAGCAGATACCAACACCACAAACCCAACCAATAAAAGGACGCCAGCCAGCAACGAAGATGCTCTTATGCTGCGCCTCTACCGCATTGATCTCCGTCTGAGCCAGCATAACGGAGTTGGCGGCATCGACAAGCTCCTTCTCCAGAGCCTCCTTGGCTCTGGCCCTCTCGTTGCCGTTGGGTATCCTGTCAACGAACTTGTTGACGATGGGTCCAACTAAGCTGGCAAGTCCGATCATTTTTTAAACAGCACGTAACCTGGCCGAGAGTCTTTCCGCTCCAGGCCGGGGAGGACTATGGTCTCAACCTTCTTGGTGGGAAATTTCTCAGCCACATACTTCCTGACCGCATTCCAGATTTCAGAACGTACGATCATCGCGTGGTCGCGGTCCTCAAACGGATTGTCGTTCACGCTGCCGCAGCCTTGGAAACCTTGGCTTGCTCAGACTTGATCTTCCGCAACAAGCGACCGGCTCCACCAGCGAGGGCTGCTCCAGAAATCAGATTGTCCAGCCATGGGCGAATGCTCAGAAGCAGAGCCTGTAAACGCCCATTGAACGAACCGCTCTCCTGTAACTCAGAGTGAGCCAGATCCTCTATGATCGTGATGTTGAAAACGACGCATATAATCACCGCGCCCAGAAGTTCGTAATTGTCTGTACGATCTGGAGATTCCAGTACTCGCTTGATGTTGTCCGTGGCAAAACCAACGATTGCGGCGACACTGACGAATAACATCAACGAGCTAATAAGATCGGGTTCCATTTTTTCTCCTTGTGCTTACGTCCACGGCTCTCGTTTACCGCCATCGTATAATCTAGCGTGATCTTCGCGCACCAACATTTCACAAACATCAATGCGCTCGTCGTTGTGTAGGACATAGGGTGTAGCCAATACCCTCCCGAACTTCCCCTTGCCGTGCGACTCAAACTCCACAGAATCGGCTGACTCCAGTATCTCTGCAAGCCGCGCCTTTGCGGCCAGCCCAAGCACCTTTTCGGCCTTGTTCCTCGTTCTGGACTCGGGCGTATTAATTCCGGCAAGTCTCAACCTCAGTTTAAGGTAAGAGTCGAAACCCAAGTCACACAGGACATCCAACGTGTCACCATCGACCACCCTCAAAACCTCGCAGCCGTAATAGTATTTTCTATCGGCCATACCAGAGACCCGCGATATACACCACAAACCCCACCCACAGTACAACGTCCAGCATCAGAGTTCTTTCAGGTCAGGCTTGGAGTTCGTTGGTTGGTCCTCGGCCAGGACAGCATTTAAAGTCTCCAGCGACCCCAGCAGCCTTTGTGCGACGGGACTCTGAGCTATAAGAGTTTGAGAGACCTGGTTGAGCTGCTGCTGCAATGAGTCTATTTTCTCGGTGATCTCTTCGCTTGTCATGACTCCAGTGCCTCAACTCGCGCCTGTAATTCCTGAACGACCTTCGCCATAATTGGCCCCTCCACAACAGATGATTTCACCCATTTATACGTATCATCTGTTCCCTCCTCCGGCGACGTTGGAACCAGTGCGGGGAACACAGACTCGACATCCTGTGCAATCAGACCAAGACGATATGGTGCATTATTCCCGGCTGCAGCAACGTCGGTCCGGTGCTTGAATTTTTTGTACGACAGTCGCTTGAAGTCATCCCAATAGGACCGCGCATTTACGATTTGCTCCTTGAACCGCCTGTCGGAGATCGTGCCGTACGTGCCGTCATGATTCAACACATCGCCATCGGAGTTCACCCTAAATCGTACCGTCGTGGAATCTTCGAAATACAGATAATATGCAGATGAGTTATCGGGAGAAGCCGCCGAGAAATCTACAGCGATTCCATACGGGGTGTTACCGCCGGAGGCACTGTTCGTGATAATCATGTTGGTGCCGCCCGCGCTTTTCGACAGAAAAAGTCTGCCATCGGAGGCGAGTTTCATGTGCTCTGTAGCCGTCTCCGCGCCATCAGCCGTAGTCGAAAATATGATGCGCCCCGGCATATCTCCGGTTCCCGGCGTCCCGTCTACCTCAAACTGAATCTGTGCGGCTACAGCCTCAAGGTCCGTCCCGTCATCGCCATATGCGATGATGTTGCCAAGTTCCTCACCGTCTGTCACCACGGTGTGTGATCCGATGGTGGCGTTGCCGCCCTTTGCAAATGCGAGAATGGGCGAACCCGCCGTGGTGGCTGTCGTAGAAAACGCGGCCAACAGCATCGAAGCATCTCCCGCTGATGTACCGAGAACCTGAAACTGTGGCGTCAGATCACTAGCCCCATCGCCAGTCGAAACGGTTTCTTGCGCCGTATGCCCAATCACCACACCCTGATCGTTCCCTACGTGAACATCCCCACCCGTAAACGAGTGATAGCCAGCCGTGTTGTAGACGAGATTGGTAGCGTCAAACGTGACTGTGGCGTCACTGCCTGTTCCAAGAGTCAGCGACTCACTGTCGGCCAGCTTGATGCCGCCGCCAGAAATTGAAACGTCTCCTGACCCTACAGCGGCTGGCGAAATAACAAGATTGGTGCCGTCATATTGTATCGTCGCATCCTTGCCAGTTCCGAATGTCACACCCTCAGAATCAGCAAACTCCATCGACGCACCGTTCACCACGATGTCACCAGACCCAACTACAGCGGGCGAGATGTTCAGGTCTGTGCCATCATAGAAAATGTCGGCGTCATTTCCTGTTCCAAATGTCAGGTTAGTGTTGTCAGTGAACTGTAGCGTGTCTTCATCCTCGTCCCACAGGATATACTTGCCGGTGCTCGCACCGAAAAACTTCACGTCGTGACCAGTGTCATCGACGCCAACCGTAATTGTTCCCGTATTTGTTGTGTTGCCTTTTACGGCAAGAGTCGTCACATCGGTACCATCGTTAATTCCGATGTTCAGGGTGCGAGTTCCCTTCGTCGCAAGGTTGACGGTCTGGTCAACATTATCATCTCCAACCGAAATCGCTCCACCCGAAGACTCAATGGCTACTGCACCGCTGGCGGTTACAGTAGTTGCCCCACTGAATGTCAGCCCCACACTGGACCCGTCATAACTCAGCCGCATCCTCTCAGCAGCTGTCTCGCTCTCAGCAACAGCAAAGACCAAATCGGTATCGTTGTTGTCAGCGGCAAAGGTGTCATCAGCTTCAGCATAAATGCTTGCACCGACCAGTATGGCGTCCGTTCCAGATCCCTCCGATGGAGCCTGAAAGTCGATACGCCCAAGCACGTCGCCATCGACAACGGTGGGTTCCGCTGTCGCCAGCGTCATTACCGTCCCCGTCGTCGTCAGCCCTGTCTCCAGGGTCATGATCTCCGACTCGCTGCCACCACCCGACTGAGCACTAAACGAGAAGCCACCGCGCTCAGAGCCATTGGCGTCGTTGACACACATCACGTCCAGAGATCCAAACACGATCTGGTTGTCAGCATCATCGGGCATCTTGAAATCGATGCCGATACCGCTGCTGTTGTCGGTCAGGTTGTTGCCATCGGCAGGGTCCCACTCCAGCGTCAGGTTGGTCTGCACCGACCCCGCTGCGTTGTCGAGATCGAGGACCCGCAACCCCAGGAAATCGACAGTCCCCGCGCCACCTAGATCGGTAGCCTGGGTGCCGTCCAGGATGTCGGCCAGGAGGTTCGGATTGACATCAACCTCGGAACCCAGGATGGGATCACCGGTACCGTCCTTTACACTGTGATCCGTCATTCCATTTCGTATGGGCGTTGCCATTGCAGTCTCCTATGCCGCGACTTTGTCAGAGCGTCGGCGGCTTGCGATAACGAGTCCTTTGAGTTTCCACCAGGTGTTGCCTTCGATTAGCATCTGCATCCCTGCTGCCCTGGATGCAGATGGGGGCCGGATACGTGTCCCCACCTCTCCCGTCCCGCCCCAGGGTTCCGACCCCCACTCACCTTTACCCCATCCCAATGCGCCCGGCACGTCGTATGCACTCGTGTTGCCTTCCTGAGCTGGCAGACCCTGGCGCAGCATGATCTGCCGCACATTGACGGAGTCGGTCTGATATCGATCCGCACTCACAAACGTCCAGCCATACCGTTTCATGTGCTCGGGCGCACCCTGCGTGTAGTACTTGGTCAGCAGCCTACGCAGCATAGGGGCACCGTCCCAGTTCACGGTATCGGTGTCGTGCATCTTGTAGACGGCACCGTTGTTGTCTCCGACATACTGGATGTAGTCGTTGTTGTTCTCGTTAAAGCAGACGCCAGAGGTGATGTTGGGCTTGTCGATTGTCGTCCACCGCGCCGGTCGTCGCGGCCTGGCCGTGTTTCCAACCAGGGCAATGGACGGCACCGTCTTCGTACCCGAAGGGTAGTAGGCGTAGTACTCCTTCCGCGCCAGGTTGAATAGACCCCAGCTCGTCTGCATTCCAGTGACGTTTCGGTTTTCGAAATACGGCTTGATGTTTCGCGCCAGGTCCATAGGCTCAAATCCGGCAGAGGCGGTACTGGGACCGATAGCCTCGATGCCGTGCTCAGAGATCCAGAAGAGCACATTGCGATCACCGATCTCACCCTCGGCAAGCGTCTGGTGGCTGATGCAGCCATTGACCTGGGACACGTTGCGAACATTCAGCTGCGAGAAGCTCGCCGTAGGCCCAATGCGGAAGACCGAGCTCCGCTTGAAGATGAACAGTTGGTTCGCAAATGCCTTCAGGCCCGTAATCTCTCCATCGAAGCCGCGATAGATGCTGATCGTTCCACCGCCACCCCCCGTTGACCAATCTTCGCAGTCGTCTACAGCACTATAGTAGAGGGTCGAAAGGTCAGCCATCCAGCAGCGACCCTGCCAGGCAACGGGGAACTTGCCATTGCCGGGAGGGGACCCTCCCAAAGCTGTTGCGTCGGTGCCGTCGTATTTTACGGGATCATCACCATCGTCATCGTTACACATCACCAACAGGTTCTTGGAGCTGGTCTGCCCATAGAACATCACGCCGCCCCAACGGACGTTTGCCGTCGTCGAGTTTCCCGTTGCTCGAGCACCAGATTCGACGGCCCAATCGCCGCTGGTATACTGATAGATTTTCCCATCCTCGCTGCACGCGACGAGCTTGGTGCCCTTGTCGAAATCGAACAGGCCCGAGATCGGCTTGCTGCCCATGCTGGTGCTGCCCAGGCGCGACGCCCCATACATCCCCTCGGGGTTATTGCTGTCGCCGCCATAGACCATGTTGGTGGCAGAGTAGACGGCACCATCCGGAAATTTGGGATCGATCACGCTGGTCAGGCGATACATTCCCGCGCCGAAATCGTAGAGCCGCTCGTAGGACCAATCAGCCATTTAAACCTGATCGAAGATGATTTGTGAGACCGACGTTCTGCCGTGTGTTCGCAGGGTGCCTCGACGATAGGTCTCGACGGACATGTTCTGGTCGTCGCGGTGCGCCCGATTCTCTCGCGAAACGAGCTGGAATCGGGCTCGCTCATACTGCTGCCCCCAGTATTGGGCCTGGCTCATGTTCTCATCGAACATGCAGGCACGCTCACGCACCCGATGACTGACAGCGTCATAGGCGATGTCCGGTGCGCGGCCTTCAAACATCTGCGTGCTGAACGTGGAGTTCGACGTGTACTTGATGGTGTGCCAGATTTCGATGTGATACACATCGGAGGGATACGGCCAGAGCAGCCATTGCGGGTTGTCAGAGCTGTCCGGCTCAATCTGCGCCATCCAGCCAGGCTTCCCCGAAGTATTGCGGTGAAGGTCCCCGCCGGCTCTCTCTGTGATGTTCTGGATGTTCGTTAGCTGGATCTCATCCGAACCAGTGAACGCAGAGTTGTTCCCATACGACACGATCATGATCTCATCGAGACCAGAGATCGATAGGGGATACACATCGCGGAGGACGACATAAGACGCCCCCGACGATACCGTCGTACCCTGGTAGGCATCGGCAAGCGTCAGAGTGTCGGGAGAACTCCCCGTATCGACAGAGGCCACCTCATAACTGACCAGATCCGTTCCGACGCGGATGAAGTCTCCGGCAGCGACATTGGTAAAGTTGTTCGCGCCATTGCCATCCGAATCGCTGGAGGTGACGGTCGTCGATCCGTTGGTGACGTTTACGCCCCCTGTCGTCAGCTTGGCGTGCGTCTGAAACGCATCACGACTCAGTCCCCACCGATACCTGGCAGCTTCCAGAAGGTCGTGTACAGCCTCGTTGGCCGAGTCTATCAGCAGATTTTGAAGCTGGTTCGCGCTGGTAAACGCGGTGATGTCCGGCTCGCCTATTACGCGGAGAGCTTCATTGATCGTCGCCCCAAGTGTTTTCGCCATGCCATCAATCCACCCGGTACCAAATGAACAGGTTGATCTCGTCAGCCGATGCAGCTGACGTGCTCGTTATCACCAGGTCGCCGGTCCCGCCGGAGCCGGTATACACTGCTCCCTCCAGGCCGTTCCAGGTGAAGTCGACATCCTGTTGATCCGTTGGCGCAAGTGCCGAACTCAAAAGAAACTCATCGGAGCTGTCGTCTTTGAACTCCAGAGTGAACTCGATCCCGCTCGTCGCCATCCAGATCACACGCTGAATCGTCAGCGATGACGTGTAGTCCAGGGCCGACAGGTCGAGCACAACTACATCAGCCATCTGGTCGGTGTTTGCCCAAACAGCATTCCAACTCAGGAACCCAGCGTGACCGACATTCCGCGAATAGGTGCTAGGCGTCGGTGCAGCCATTAGAAAGTTTCCTCATTGTCATTTTCAAGGGAGGGGCACTCCCTGGGAGTGCCCCTCCTGCTGGTGTCTACTTGGCCTTCTTCACCTTCTTCGCCTTCTTGGATTTCTTGGCAGGCTTCAGGCCAAGTACAGCATTCGCTTCTGCAACAGTGAAAGTGTCATCGGGGTATGTGTTGCTCCACCGACGAGCCACGTCATCTGTTGTTCGACCGTGCTCGTTACATTGATGGGTGATGAACGCTTTTGCATTCTCAGATACAGCCATACAT